ATCCTGTATGACCTTCTCTCTGTCATGAATGACAATAAGCCTCAGGATAATGAGAAGATCCTGAAGAGTGATGTGCATTCCGTATTCTACACCTTGAATCATATCTACTACGAAAATGCTCACAAATAACTATCTGCTTTCCTCTTTATCTTCCCTCAAGGACTTTGTGTCCCCATCTACTCAGATTCTGCAGGGCAATGGCTATGATGGTGTCATAGACATCCTGCAGAATATGAGAGGTGTGACCTATCCCTGTGTGATTCTGGAATCAGGTGGCTCCGGCTCAGTCCAGGTGGTGGAAGGGCCGGTGGACACCTATACTCAGTCCCTGTGGGTGATGGGCAATCTCGGCAGGGGAGAGGATGAGGATGCTCTCTTCAGAGCTATGAAGGCTCTCACCATGAAGGTATTTGCCAAGCTGCTCCAGGACAGGAGAGAAGGCACACATCCGGAGGTGCAGGAGCTGGACTTTCAGCGATTCACATACATGCAGAGGTGGGGTGGTCCCAATGCCAGAGGATATGAGCTGGTGCTCACCTTCAGGGAGAATTACTCTCTGCTGCTGACTCAGGAAGATTTCAAGTAGGATATGGCAGAGAGCAGCTCATACAAGGAGATGGCCGAGAGATGGGCCGAGATAGTGATTGAGAGATGGATCCGGAAAATCCAGGCTCTCAATATCGGCTCTACTGGAGAGCTGCTGAAATCCCTGCAGTCCCAGGTCACCTTGGATGCACAGGGCAATCCGGCCAAGATCACCTTCACCTACCTGTATTATGGCATCTTCACCGATATGGGTGTGGGTAAGAATGTCAAGATTGGAGAGGCTGGTAAGGGAAATAACCGAAAGAAGAAGCCTTGGTATTCCTCCGTATTCCAGAATGAGGTAGCCACTCTTGGAAGGCTGATGGCAGAGAGGTATGGCTATGATGCTGCCACTCTTCCTCTCAGAGCTTTCCAGGGAATGACTCACAGAGGCTACAATGATGCAGCATACTATGAACTATTAAAGAAGAAATAATGGCGAATACAGTCTATACCGAGAGTGTAGTCACTCTTAATGGAGCTCAGGCAGAGGCCACTCTGAATTCCCTGAAATCTTCTGCCGATGACCTCCGGAAGAAGATGATCGAGGCTACCAAGATTGGTGACACCGAATCTGCTGCCAAGTACCAGAAGCAGCTTGACCAGATCAATAAGGCCATGAAGGGCATCAAGCAGGAGACCAAGGATTACTCCGAGCTGATGAAGAATCTGAATGGTGCCAATCTGAATACTCTGGCCAAGGCCTATTCCAATCTGAATAAGCAGATCAAGAATCTCACTCCTGGCACCGATGAATTCATCAAGAAGAGCCAGCAGCTCCAGCAGGTGAAGGCCAGGATGGATGAGATCCAGCAGGGCATCAGAGGCACCAATAAGACTCTTGACTCCCTGAAGGGCCTGCTTCCAAAGGTTGGCCTCGCTACCTTTTTTGCTGCTGCTGCGAAGGCTGTAGTGCAATTTGCCAAGGATGCCACCACTCAGACTCAAGCAGTGGGAGATCGGTGGCAGCAATTCACTGAGGGCATGAAGAGTGCCTATCAGTCTTTTGTGGCAGACCTTTCCACCGGTGCCGGATGGAAGGAGCTCATTGCAAATATGACCAGTGCCTATAAGACAGGTAAGGAGGTAGCTGCCATGTTAGATGAGCTCTTCGAGAGAAGGAATGCACTCACTCTCCAGGAGGCAGAGTATAATTCTGAGATTGAAGAGCAGAAGCAGATCATGAGAGATGTCACCAAATCGGTGAAGGAGAGATTGGATGCCTCAGATCTTGCCATGAAGAAGGAGCAGGAGCTGGCTGCTCTTCGAGAGGACATAGCCAAGCAGGAAGCGGATGCCTATAAGAAGAAGCTGATGGATAGGACCAATATGGATGAGGCAGAGCTCCAATCATACATAGCTGAGTATGAGCATAACCGAGAAATAATCAAGCAGGCACAAGACTATCAGCAGAAGATATCGGATGCCGAGAAGGCTGTCAAGCATCTTCGGAGTGCCTACTCTATGGATGCCAGTGCTGGCACCTATTCTTTGCTTCAGCAGGCAGAGCAGGACTTGGCAGATCTCAGAGCATCCTCCTCTGAGACTTTGGAAGAGTGGGCAGCTATTGATAAGAAATACCAGAAGAGCAATGATGAGCTTGTGAGCAACTATGTGCAGGCTCTCGCAAAGCAGAAGAATGCCCATGCTGACTACTATAAGACCACAGCTAGGACTGCATCCACCAATGCCTCCCTCCGGAAGCAGCTCCAGCAGGAGCAGGCCAAGGCTGTAGAGGATGCCTTCCAGAAAGAGGTGGATGCCTCTGACCGGCACTTCAAGGAGCTGCAGAATCAGGCCAAGCAGGCCTATGCCAATGGTGAGATATCCGAGCAGCAGTACCAGAATCGGCTGAACAGCATCCAGGAGCAGTCCCTCAGGGCCAAGATTGCCATTGGCGAAAGGTATAAGAAGGACACTCTTGAATTCCAGTCACAGCTTCTTGACATGGCAGTGAAGGAGCAGCAGGAGCTGGAGAAGATGCTCAAGCAGGCTGAGGCCGATGCCGAGAAGGTGATGGATGAGCTTTCCAAGCAGGCACAGGCCGAGATTGATTCTGCAATGGCCGAGCTGGATCAGGAGATGCAGGAGCAGATTCAGCACCTTCTCGACCTGGCAGAGCAGGCCAATGAGGTGAAGGCTGCTCTGGATCCGAGCACTGCTCTTGCACAGCAGCTTGAGACCGAGATGGCATCTCTCCAGGAGATGTACGATAATAAGCTGCTCTCTGAGGAGGAATTCCAGCAGGCAAAGCAGCAGCTCATCAGAAACTTCGCCAAGGAGAATCTCAATATCGAGCTGGATGGATGGATGCAGGGAATCGAGGTAGCCTCCCAGTATTGTGACAAAGTTGGAGACATGGTGTCTGCTCTCCAGGATGCAGAGCTGGCTGGCCTCGATGCACAGATGCAGGCCGAGCTGGCTGCTGCCGGTGACAATGCCGAGGAGAGAGAGAGGATTGAAGCAGAGTATGAGCAGAAAAAGCTGGAGACTCAGAAGAAGTATGCAGTGGCCGATATGGTCATCTCCATTGCAAAGACTCTTGCTGCAGGTGCCCTGGCAGTCATGCAGGCCTTTGCACAGCTTGGGCCTATTGCCGGTGGTGTGATGGCTGGAGTCATCGGCATCACTACTGCTGCAGAGATTGCTACAATCATTGCTCAGAAGAATGCCATCATGAATGCTTCTCCTGGATCTTCCGGCTCCGGATCTTCCCAGATAGGAGCCAGGGTGGCCACCGGATACTCTTCCGGAGGATACACCACTCAGGCATCCAATGACTACCAGGAAGTGGGTGTAGTGCATGCCAATGAATGGGTGGCTCCGGCATCTATGGTCAGATCCAATCCCATCCTCTTCCGGAAGCTGGAGATGTCCAGAAAGACCGGCACTCCCATCTCCGGTGTAGGTGGCTTCGCTGATGGTGGTATGACATCGGGCACCACTGCTCCTGTGGACCAGGCTATCAGCCAGATGGATCCTGCCATTCTCGCACAGCTCACACAGGTGCTGCAGTATATCATCGACAATGGCATCCCTGCCTATGTGCTGCTCTCTGATATCAATAGAGCTCAGGATCTGCAGAGAAGTATGAAGAAAATCACCAGCAAGACATGAGACTAGTCACCGATAAAGGAGAGCTCACTCTCCCTTCCGATTTCAGCTTTGAAATCGAGCAGAATAGTGCCTTCTTCTCCGAGGAAGGTGCTGCTTCTATTACAGCTACCATACCGGCCACTCCTACAGACCAGGCCAAGCTGGGATTCCCTGCCAGGCTGGCCAGGAAGGATAGATTCATCAATACCTTGAATGCTTCCATCCAGAAGGGTGTGTACCAGAAGCATGGCCAGCTTGTGATTGCCTCTTCCGATGAGAGGTCAATCACCTGCACAATGGCCCTGGAAGATTCTGACCTGTACACTCAGTACAAGGACAAAAATCTGAAGGAGCTATTCTCCAACATTGTGAGGACCGAATACTCTACTCCACTGGATTGGTCTGACTTCCTGATGAAGCTCTATCAGGGCCGAGCCACACAGCAGCAGGCTGCTGCCTTCTCTGACATCTGCCTGTGCCCAGTAGCGGTCAATTACAATGAAGAGAAGGCCTCTTACCAGGTGAACAATGAGCCGAATAAAGGCAGCTCTCACAATGGCTTCTATGACCTGTACTATGAGCACCGGATTGTAGAGGAGGG